TATATCTTTTAGAAACCTACATTCAGCACAAACTTCATCAAGACCATCAGCACAACCAATACAAGGACAAGTCATTTCTGCTCTCCTAGTATTGATTGAAGAATGGTTTTCACTTCAAATCCTTGAAAAGTTTCACTCCATTGTAGAGTTTCAAACTTCTCTTTCAATCTCTCTACTATCTCTTGATTCTCTAGGATTTGTTTCATATTATGTACTAGTTTTGAAATAGAATCATGATATCCATATTGAGTTAATTCTTTGTTGTGATCATACCAAAAATGTTCTATCAATTTCTTATCATCTTCTGTTAGTTTGATTCTTTCAGTCATGGTAATTTCCTATTTTATTTTCTACTAACCATCTAACAGTTTCATCATTGTCTTTACAGTCAGGACAACTGCACCAATGATGATCTGTGTACATATGTAAACAATCACAATCGTATAGATGTTCCATTGTTTCAGAATCAAAAACCTCAATATCATCAGCACTCATTGAACTTTGTACAAGATTCTTAATGAAAGCAAATCTATCTAAAGAAGCAGATTGTAAATAGCCCCCTGAACCGTAAGATCCTTCACTCCATCCAACATAGATTTTTACCATGTTTTCTAGTCACAGTGGTATTATTTATCAGTACCCATTGGGCACTATCTTTAATAAGGGCACATTCCTATGGTACCTATGGGAAAAACACTATTTTTAGAGAATGGATTAAGCAAATGTAATGATGGTGATACGTGTTTTATTCAATGTTTTTATCCAAATTGCTTTGCTGAACACAAATTTGTAGAAGTTGCAGACAGAGTATCTATGTGTGAGATTCTAAAAGAACAATCAATTTTTTCAAGGGCGTTGTGAGATTAATGGGTAGAGTTACGGACACTACAATTGCAATATCTTCATCCACACGTACAAGATTAAGGACGTTTGGAAAAATGGGAGATACTTTTGAGGATGTATTGATTAGTTTGATGGATGAAAAGGAGAAGAAAAAATGACTATACAAGAATGGTTAAAACTAGTAGATGCAAGTTGGTACGGCTCTAGTAAAGGAATGTCTACTGCTGAATTTTACAGGAGACAGTTAGTAAAATGAAAACTCCAATTACTGACTGGTTCATTAGAAAGGGTGTATTGATGGATCCTGTTGTAATAGAATTTATGGAAGCAACAAACAAGATGGAAGTTAAATTTAAGATGGAACTATTAGAGATGAATGTGATAGAAAATGAATAGATTACACAAACTCTACTATAGAATATTCTACAAGGATGTAGAGTTTGATGAGTTTGATTCTAGTTACTATGGATTCTTCTCTAATGGTGAGAGACTACATGGAATTATTCTAGGTCATAATCCCATACGTGTAACTAATCAACCAGAGAGAAATTGTGGAATTTACATGTGTAATGGTTGTAAGAAAGAATATAACCAAACTTGGACTGCGGAGAGTTTGGTGAAATAATATGGAATTTGTAGCCAACGAGGATGGTAAATTAATCCTTACAGTTGTGAGTGCTGATGGAGTAGATTGCCAAACATTTGAAATATTTGTTAAAAAAGGTGTAAGATATGATGCTGATTTTAGCGGTTCTGTATGGTGGAAAGAATGAGGAAAGACGCAAAATGGTATATTGAGGGTTCCAATGTGGAGAATTTTATTCAACCTACATGTTTTGTTTGTAGACTGCCTGTAGACTGTATTGTAGAAACTCCGTGTGAGACCACTCTTCATACTAAATGTTTCAACGAAGTAAAAAATGAAATGAAGGGAAATTAAAATGAAGAAACAAGCTGTTCTAGTTAGAGTTCCAGGATTACAGGCTTATGATAAAGCATTCAAAGCACTGATTGGTGAGAAGATTCAAAAGGTTTTACAACCTATGTTTGATAAGGAAGTAGTTGTGTTAGTAGTTAATGAGGATATACATTTTATGGATGAAGCAGATATTAGAGATTTGATTGATACTATGGAGAATTTGATTAAATGATTAGATTAGAGGTTAGTCTTCTACGTGTAAAGAAAATTAGAACCATACAGTGGATTCCAGATGGCAAAATCCATTTATTAAATCTCAAAAAATTTGAGTTCATCAATCCTAAAGAGTACAAGTATATTGAGATTATTATTAATAGTAAAAGGTTTGGTTTCTAATGACGATTAGTATTCCACTAACCAAAAAAGAGTTTGAGAAGCTCAAAGAGGATGCCAACAGTTACAAGAATTGGTTAAAGTACGTTGACAACAGAGGTTGGACAGATATTTTGAAGGAACCACTCAAAATAAAAGAGATAATGGACAAGATCAAAGCTGATGTCAGATACTATAAGGAGTTGAATAATGGACTGAATCAAGCATGTGATCTTCTCAATGAAAAAAAGAAGAAACTGCTTGAGGAAGTAGAGAAGTGGAAAAAATCCAGTGATGATTTTAGAAAAGATCTTGTTGAATCAAACAAACTACATGTGAAAAAGGCAGCAGAAATCAAACAACTCGAAGAGGATAACGGTAAGAATGGAATCACTATAGCTCAACAAGATTCTAAAATCAAACGTCTCATAAAGGAAGTAGAGTCTCACAAAGGAACTGGTATTATGATAGAAAAGGAGAATCAGATTCTCAAGAGACAAAAGAAAGTACTCCAAGATGAAATACAGGTAGTACAAAAAAAGTATGAGGCAGTAAAGCAGAAACTAGAAGAGATGTCAAAGCCTACAGAAACTTGGGGTGAAAAATTTGCTAGAGAAGCTCAAGAGAAATGAGTGGTTACTTTCCTGCAGATACATCAATTTGTAGAGCATGTAATAGAAGATTATCAGATCATTCAGGAGTTAAACTAACTATTTGTGCAGCATATCTTACACTAAAGAGATTTCAATAGATACTCTGTTGCTTCCTCTGCACTGTCAAATGTATTTTCAATAATGTCTTCACCATCTTGGTAAGTTTCCTCATCCTCAAACTGAATGTAGGTTTCATAACATTATAAAATATTCTATAATCTAATTAGTCTGACACTAATATCTTCTATTGTAAAATTACCAGCAGTATCTTGATTTTCCAAAACCAGACATACTTTATCGCCTGATGCAATATCGACAATACTACAACCAGCTACAGTCCTAAAATCCCCACCAGTACCAAATTTGCTGGTTCTTTTTGTACCTACAACTTTATCTGCATTACGATATATTTCAAAATCAAATGTTTCGTTATTAGTTGCAGTTGTACCACTTAGAGAATAATCTATAGCATAAGCACCCACAGCAATATCATTTACAGATAACGTTGCTGGCTGGTCCATTGTTCCAGTGTCTGTTGCAGTAAATACAGCAGTAACAGTATAAGTTGTTGTAGTGGGGACTGTCTTTACTACAAAAACGCCTTCGTATGCAGCATCAGATAAATTAGAATGAGTAACAATATCACCTATTGCAAGACCATGAGTTCCAGTTGTAGTTACTGTAATGTCACCACTTCCAGCATCTGCTATACTAGCAATAGGGAAAGATGTTCCAGCTCCTCCAGCATCAAATACCCAGCCTGCTACATCACCCATCACCAGACCAGCAGAATGATAGCCTTGCACATTGTTCTGTGCTGCTATAACAAATGCATCACTATTATCTTCATCATGCATTTCTGCATGAAATATTTCAGTAGACGCTTCAATTTTCCAAGTAGTTGATGAAAAGCTAATAAATTCAACCTGTTCATTTGTTTCAAGTTGAGTTGAAATATTAATTCCATTTCCTAAATCATCACCAGATGCTGGGAATATTTGTAATGTATTTGCACCATCATTTACTATTGTAGTTTCTCTACCAGCTACTGCCTCAGGTAAAGTTACAACATCATCTAAATTTGCTACTACACTTACTTCATTAAGATCAGAAACTAATGGTTGTTGTCCTTGTGTTTGTGTGGTACTAGCTGTAATTCCAGCTGTTACAGATTTTAATCCATCTCCACTTTTAATTCTAGTAGCACCCAAACAATTCACCTAATTAACACTCACAATTCCTGCCAGTGTTGTACTCATTCCAGCAGTTTGCCTTCTTACCTTAATTCTAATTGCTGTACTCTCTGGAGAAATATCAACAATGTCATCTATGGAAATATTATCTACTCCGCCTGCAAAAGTAGCTCCACTTACTGCCAATCTAGTTCCATTACTTGATGCTAAAGTAACTGCATTTCCAGCACTTCCTATTGCAGTGGATGTAAGTGTAACAACACCAGCCACATTTGCTGCTGTAACATCTGCTAGCGTTCCTTGTCTAGTATCATTAGTTATAGAATCTACCAAATCTGCTGCATCTACAGTATCAGTTCCATCAATCGAGAATTGAGTATTGTTTGCTTTCACACCAGCTACGGCTGTGTAAAGATTTCCATTAATTGTTAGAGTATCACCAGCTAAGACAGATGCCAAAGTTGCAGTTCCAAATGCAGCTACTAAAGCCAATACATCTGTGTTTGCTTTAATTTCTTGGTCAAAGTCTGCCTCCAGTAAGCTAGAAAGAAGTTTGAACTCTTTTCTTGCTTTTTCAATTTTAAAAGTAAGTGGATTTACACCAGTGTTCTCAATCTCGAAGTGCATGTTATCGAGTCCCTTTACGTTGTACACCCTATCGAGAACCGTAGAATCTGGATCTGTGGAGTAGCTGTCTTGATCAACTGCAATTGCTCCAGTTTGCAGTAGAGCATCAGCATATTGTGAGTTTCCACTAATTGGACCTCTCTCTCTGATAGTAAGTTCAGTCAATAATTTGAGTTAGAGTATTAGTAAATAAAGTATATGATTGAAAGCCTGTAAGTTGTCTACTCTATTGGGTTTGTGTTTCCACGCTGCCCTCACGCCACGCTTCAGAATCAACAGGTTACATTGATTCCCCTTACAGACATCTCTCCTCCTTTCAATGCAACCTCATTGGAAGCACAATTCCGAGTGTACGTGCATATGTACAGTTCAGAGAGACTTGATTAGAGAAGGGCACACTAGAATAAAAATATTGCAGGCATCAATGGTTTCAAACTTCTAAAGCCTGGAGGTATTAGATAATATTGTTTTCTCTACTCCGCTTATCCTATTTCCTCTTCTAGCCTGCAACAGTTAAAGGGTCAACAGACGTAATATGGTTGTAGGTTGAATAAATGAGTTTAGTATGGTAACTGAAAAGCAGAACTGCCTGAAGGTATTTCTGATATATCCCCCATAGCTCTCTTCTCTACATCATCGTAATCGTCATACATTGTATCCTGTATGGTATCAAATGCTTTCTGGTCGTTCTTGCGTTTCTCATATCCCAGATTCTTTTGCTGGAACTCCATTACAGCATCCAGGGAAAGTTCCCAACCATGTACCAAGTCGTTGTGCTTTCCAGCAGGATGTCCAAATGATATCCTGCCACTGTCTGTCGAAGTAACTAATTCGTGCATCATCTCTTTCTTTAGAATGCGAAGCAGTTTTGCAAATCTAAGATAACCTCGTTCCTCTAGTACACGGTCATTAGGCCACTCATAACCAGCATTGATGTAGGAGTAACCGACTTGCTTGAGATGGAACTTTGTATTACTAGTACCAGAGTTTAGAAATTTTACTGGCATTATTTTGGACTCTCCATATTTTCTCTGCAGTGCATTTGTCAGAAAGTCTTCTCTAGAGGTATCTATCTTGGCAATAAGGGGGGGGAATCTGTTGAAGACTTTGATTTGTTGGTCAATGATATCATCAGGATCCATCTTCTTTAATCTCATAATGTGACATATGTAGGGAATCCACTTGAACTTCTGCCCAGGTTGGAGTAGAGTTTGTTTTGGTTTAGCTGGCAGTACCTGTACAATATCAGTATAGTAGTCTCCCTTTGTTGCTGGATCTATTCCATGGAAGAATCCTGCAATTGGATTTGGTTGATTGATTTTTCCTTCAGTCAATGGTTACATATTCCTCCAGACTGTGTTGGTTATTTGGTATTATAGAACCAGTATCATAATTAGAGTCTCTCTTCCACCAAGCTAGAATTTTTATATCAAACACTGTTTTTTTCTTGTGACATGCCTCACAGAGAGATTGCAAGTTTCTATAATCCCAAGGATGTCCACCTAATACAATTGCAATGATGTGATCCATCTCTCTGTAGTTTGTCTTGGCACCACATTCATTACAGATTCTTGGAGATTGTCTAAGAAATTTTCTTCTATGGAATGCGTTATTATCATTTCTCTTCCACCAATCTTTGTAATGTTCATCACTACAGTAACCTCTACGTTGAGGATTGCCATATTTGTTTTTATTCCATTGATCTTTGGGCTTACCACACCAACACAGTCCATTTTCCCTATTGTCTAATTCTGTCTGAGTAGTATGGAATCTACGTTTAGGTCTAAGTGGGAGTTCTTTGATATTTAATTTATATTTATGAACTTCAACATTATGTTTATTGTAATCTTCTAACTTTTTGAAAAGAATATTGCATCTAGTAGAGTAACCATTAGGTGAAGTGCAGTACAATTCAAAACGTGATTCTGGTGCTTCTTTCCATAATAGTCCTTGCTCTGTCATGCTAGTATCCTCAGCTTGAACTTGCTTCCACAGCACCTACATCTCAAGTCAGTTGTGTTGGTGATGATTCCACATAGAGTGCATTTCTTGTAGCCGTTGCTAGCGGAGAACCTGCCTACTCTGTGGCTTGACTGTAGGTAATCTGATTCAGACTCACAAATGGCTTTGCACTTGAACATTATTCCTTTCCTGTTCTAATCCAATCTTTGTGCTTGTATATCCAATCCTTGAGTTCGGGGTCTTTGGTGTTGATATCAACTGAGAACGTACACAATTTTTTCAGGAAAAATATAATCTCATGGTCAGATACATCTGTTGGCCACTGCACTTCTTTGAAATCTTTCTCTACTATATCCATTCTAATCATCCTTCAAGTTACTAACACTATCATCTACTGGATTGAACTCTAAGAATAAATCAGTTGCTTCATCAGTTTTGTTGGCAAAGTGTCCCTCTTCATACCACACTGTATCTGATGCAAAAAAGTCTGCTTCATAGAATGTTCCAAACAATGCGCCGTACTTGTCTTTCTCAGACTCTATGAATTCCTCATCAAAGAATCCATCTCTGATTCCAAGATCATACTTGAACTTGAAGCAGTAAAAGTCATAGTCAGGACGTAGCTTTACTTTGTCAATCAGTTTCTGCTCGTACTTTTCCCAAGTATCATACACTGGACCTGCTGGTGCTCTTGCAGGACATTCAACAATTACTGGACCTTGTGAATTGGCTCTACGTGAAAGCATTGCAGCCCAGACTAGGTTCTGTCTCTCAGATGTAAGGCCAGAGATAGATAGGTCTGAAGACCAGACGAAGCCAACTCTCTTGTGAGATAGCAATGCTCCTGGAGACATTCCTACAATAATTATCTTGGTTGGCAAACGGGGGTTCTTTGGATTGTGTAGATAGATTGTATGCACCTTTGTAACTTCATCCCTAAGCAGTCCTAGCTGTGTGAACTCTTTTGATATGAGATAGTCTTTGTACTTTGGTGAGCCAGACAAAATTCTTCTAAAATCCTGTGCATGTGACTTTGCCTGCTCATCTGACTGAGCTTGGATGATTAGTTCCATTCCCATGCAGTCAGTCAGTGCATGCCATAGAGTAATGAGAATGCAGAGCGATGAGATGCCAATCTTCTGTGACTTTAGAATTAGTAATAGTTTGAACTTGATATGCAGATTCCATATCTTGATTTGTAGTGGTGCTAGCAGGATAATCTGCTCCTTGGTTAGCGAGTTGAAGAATGGATTGCCAAGCTCATTGTAGAACTTTTGGATGTTGAATGGAACATCCAGTGGGAGATATAGTGATGTTAGAGATGCAATTCTAGCAATGGCCTTGGCTAGTTTCTTCTCTAAGAGATCATTGTTGGCCTTAAATTTCTGTTGCAGGAAGTTATTGTTTTTCAATGACTCTCCTTGCTACGAAGTGCTTCCCAATGTCTAAGACAAAACCAACCCAAGAGGGTTCTATACATCTCAGGCTTCCCACATATTTTACAACCTTTATTATTCAATTATTTTTTTCCATGATTATAGTAATGTTTTGACATTGTCTCCCAGCACGCACATTCAAAATCACAGTCATCACACTTCATAGTATGTTCCTCATCTGGCCTTGAGCCATAGCTACGTCCAACCCCATCTGCTTCTCTGTTGGGTTGTCATAGTTGTAGAAGAACAAGCAGATGTATGGTTCAGGATTGGAGCCAAGTAATTGAGCTTGAAGTTTTAGTGTAAGAGTCCTGTGAGTAGTTAGTTGTGGTTCTGGAATATCTCCTACTCCATACTGTGGTAAGGCAGCGTGGCGTGCTACTTTAAACTCATGTCTATACATCCATTGATCCAAGTCTCCTTTGAATGATGTTACTACTTCACTGTCAACATAGATGGTTACTCTTCCAAACATTATGGCAACACTATCCAAAAGTCACAACATAGACATGCAAAACTAGATTCTTTCTTACCTGTATCTCTTGGCAATCTAAATAAAGAATCTTCACTGCCACACTCAGGACACTTCATTGGTACAGATGGTTTGGTTTGTTGTGCTACGTCAGGCATTGCTATCTCTTCTTAGGGTTACAAGGGTATCAATTACACGAGTATCTTTGTAATTAGATTTGATGTTTGGAAATAATGGATGAAATTCACTACATGGTTGGCCTTGACACCATAGGCAAATTCCAAGATTCCCTTTATGACATCTACATTTGCAAGTTTCTGTCATTTGAGTATCACTTTCTTTAATTTCCAAGTCATAGGATCTACTTCAATAGATTCAATTTGCTCTTCTGTTATTGTTATTTTCATCTACCCACCCCGTACATATGTCCAAAACTGGGAGACTTGAGTATTTGTAGAATCACCATACTGAACTGAGATAGTCATGTTGTATTGAGTATCATTAGTGTATTCAAAAGATCGTACCAGTTCTCCAACTACATATTTTCCATGTGCATTTGTTTTTCCATGAAGTTCAGTTATTATTTCGGGATTATCAGATAGTGTCACTATTGTAGTGACATTTGCTCCATGTAGTGGTGTTATTGGTGGGGCACATGTACAGTAAGCTGTTCTATCATCCACTGCAATGAGACTGACAGTAAACTGATTCCATATTTGTACCATTTTTGGTGTTGATGCCTTGAAATGTACTTCTGGTTCCTCTGGCATATCCCATGACATTGCATAAGTCAATGGAATTACTGCAACCATCAAAGCAAGTGATAATGTGAGTAGTAGTTTTTTCATGTCTTTATCACTGGCTCCAATCCTAATCTAATTCTCTGTTGCTTGTCGCGTCTAAGTGCATTTATAGTTTCATCCTCTATGAAATGTTTGAATTGGATATCTATTACTGAAGGTCTTACAACTGGTATAGTCCAATAATAGATGACCCATAATGAGAGCACAAAGAATGCCACTTGCCAAAACTCTATCATGGCTTTACCTCTGGTTGTGGAATCTTTGGTGCAAATAAATCATTTTTGGATGCAATGTGTTTCTCTATCTCTGCTTCCAATACTGCTGATGGTGGTGGCATAATCTCTATACCGTCATACTGCATTTGCAGTTCTGCTTTGAATACACGCTCTCTATTCAGAGTGCTCTGTACTTGTTCAACTAGATAACCATAATTCTTCCACATATTGATATCATTGGTGAGTTGCTTGAATATTACCATTACTACTTTGGCATCTGCTACTCTGCCTATTGCATCTTCTATAATTCCACCAAGCTCGGTATTCTGAACATTCTCTACCATGGTATCTATTAGTGATTCCTGCATGTCTCTGCTCTTTTCTAGTCTCTTCTCTGTACCTTTGATTTGCACTTCAGCATCTTTGATTTGTATAGATAGTCCCTCTAGTGATCTCTTGCGTACTTTGTCTTGTCTCTCAATCCAGTTCTCATCCTCTGCATCTGTGAGTTCTTGGCCAAACTCTTTGAACTTCTTTACTGCATATTCATATCCACAGTGTACTTCTTGTGATGCACTCCAGGGAGTGATTCCATCTTGACTGTATAATTGTCTTAGTTTGATATCCTGCTCTACCTTTGCTTTAGAGTCCTTCCTACCAGTCTTTGCTTTCTGGGGTCTGCTTCTCTTAGTGGGTTTTTTCTTTGTTGCCATGATTAATCATACTCCTTATTGTCTAAAAATACCAGATGTAGAGGTCGCCACCAGTCGTTGACTGCATCTACAATGTTTATTTGTGGACTTACAAATTTAGGGCTGATAATCTTCTTTTTCACTAGTTATTCGTAGTTTAATGTGATATAAAAGTAGTACCCATGGGGCACATTTTAATAATAGTGTGTTGTCTCTACTGTATGAAAACTAAATTTGCTAAAGAGAAATCAGAGTATGCACATTATCTACAAAGATTACTAGAACCAAGCCTTACTCTTGAAGAACGCAACATTGCTTTGTCATATCTGAATGATCTTGAAGACCATATCAAAAAACAAGGTGATAAGATGATATTCATTGTTACTACTAGAGATACTAATCCTATGAAGGAATGTACTGCTCCACCTATGAGTGAGAAGGATATCAAGGCATGAAACCTGAAAAAAGCGTAATGGATGATAATAGACTCAAAGTGGTGAGACCACTAGTTATAGAACATGGTGCAATATCAGGTGTTTATCCTATTGCCTTGGAACAGGCACAACATTGTCATAAAATTACAGTTAGTAAAGGAATAACAATCATACCATTAAGAATTATAATTAATAATATGCAAGTGGAATACGAATTAGAAATAGAGGTTTAGAAGATATCAAGGCATGAAATGTTCTGAAGGCAGTAAAGGAATAGTAAATGTGATTCACCTTACCTGTGATGATATCCTTACTGATAAATCGGTCAATACTCTAGAGCAGTCTATATCATTGATAGAGTCTCAAGTGGAGATGTTGCGTATTCTAGAGGGATTGGATAAGAAATGAAGGTCATTATAGCAGATTCAAGTAATATGATTCTCTGCAACATTTATGATGATTCCATTAGAATTCCTATAAAGGGAGATTATGTGTGTTATAGAAGGAATATTGGTGCTCAGTTGATACGACAAGATCTTCGTGCTGAAGAGGGAATAGTAGAGAAAGTGATGCTTGATTATGTACAGGATATTGCTATTGTTACTGTAAAAGAGACTTAATTGGTAGAATGTGTAATGTAATTGATGAGTCTACGGATATTCCCTGAAAAGAGACTGATACCAGAGAAGAAGCCAAAGACCTTTGTGCTGTTTCCTTATGAGTTACATGCCAAGATGAGAGGTACATTTGAAGAGAAGGAAGAAGAGTCTATCAGACTAATCAAAGGTCATCTGGAACATTACACTAAATGTTATGTTGCTTCTAGTCATGGGAAGGATTCTATAGTATTGGTTCATTTGATTTGGAGAGTCTGTAAGGAGTTAGATATACCTATGATTGACGTGTGGTTGAACCATACGTTGAATGTGTACAAAGAAGAGAAAGCCTACTGGGATGCATTCAACAAGTGGCTCGATATTGAGAACTGTTTCAGAATATTCTATCCGCCTGAAGATGAGAATGGTCACATGTACACTGTATGGTCCGTTGCAAAGAAGGTTGGACACCTGCCTAATTTCCGCAGAACTGCAAGAAAAGTTACAGGTTCCTACAAGGAAAGTAACATACCTGAGTGCTGTAAGATACTCAAAAAAGACTCTATCAACGCATTTCTCAAGAGTCTCCCCAAAGATCAGAGATATGACTGTCACTTCATAGGAACCAGAGCACAGGAATCTCAGATACGTAGCCTGGGGGTTCTACAGAGATGTCGTTCCTACCTGATTAAATCTAGACGTCCATATCCAATGCAAGCTGTAACTCCGTTGTCGTTCTGGAAGGCAGTTGATGTGTTGGAATACTTTCATAGATACATCATTCCTCAGAATCCAACATATTCTGTACACAATATTGATAGGATGGGGTGTGCATCCTGTCCTGCACATAAGAATTGGGAGACTCGTTTAGCTCGAGATCCTACTGAAGAGGGATTTGGAATGCTCAAACAGAATCTGAAGATACTAGCAAAGACAGATGTTCCCAGGCTGAAAAATTCTATAAAGACACTTGACAACTACATTTTTACAACTAATGAGATAACCCAGTCTCAGAAGAATAGGTTGACAATGATGCTTCAAGAAATTGATGGTAGGATTTTGCTGACTGATTATACATCATAGATACTTATTTAAGTCAATGGGCACATTGTACACTAATGAAAATGGAACAATGGTTACACGATCAGAAGGACAAGTACGAGATTGCAATTGCTGAATATAGAAAGGGACTAGACTATGCCATAGAACATGAGAATCCTGAAGGTGCAGAGCGTGCTGCTAGTGCACTGCAGAAAGCAGTTTGGTATGTAGATGAGATCATCCCTCTAATAGAAAAACACATGCCAAAGCCAAAGAAATCTAAGAAGTAGAGTATTTTTTTAACAGCTCTGATTCTTGTCTTTTTGATAGTGATGGTAGTTTGATATCCTTTGCCATCTTGAGTAGTTGAGCCTTGGCTACCTTGTTGTTTTCAAAATGTCCCACTGGATAGACTAGTTGTGGTGTTCCACATGCTAGGCAGATGTACATGAGAATTAGAGGATCTTTAAAGTCACCTTTCTTGTTTGCTAGAATCAGTCCGTAGTGCTGGCAACCTTGCTTACTCAATACTTTTATCTCCAAGTGATAGATGCCAATTCATGTGTAATTTTCTTGTTTCATCATTAGGGATTATACAACCGCATTTTTTACATTTAATTAATAAAATATCAAATTCATTATTATTAGCACTAACTTGAACCCAACCTAAATCTTCAAAATCTTCAACAATTCTCATAAGGAGGGGTACATAGGGCACTTAATTAACTTTACTAGCACTCTACAAGATCAGACTCTTCGATATACGTACGTTGCATCACCTGCTTTGATTGCAATTATCTGGATTTTGCCAACTGGGACTTTGTTATCAAGACAAGTTACTGATACTACTCCACCACCTTTTACATCTATATCCTTGAGTATAATTGTTGGACCATTGAACTTTGGGGCTGATTTTGGTTTGGGAGATTCTGCTGGCTTTGGTGGTTCTGCATCATTAGGATCTGGGATTGGTTCTGTAGAGGTTGATTCTGTAGTAGATGATTCCAGGGTTTTTGATCCAGTTTTCTTTTTACCCATGGTTTTTTATTATAACAATTAGTTAAAAGGCTTTAGTCATCACTGTTTGGATCGTTGTTGGGAACTTCAATTACGTAAGAATCTTTATCGTCTAAATCAATACAAAAAGGAGTAGTTCCTCTGCATATTTTAGATATTATAGATTCTTGATCGGACATTATGGATTTTCCTCTAAGAGTTTTTTATACCTATCTAGAATTTGTCCCAAGACTATTCCACACATGACAGCACTAGTGAATAATGCTACATAAACACTCTGTATTAGTTCAGGATTGAATACCACTGTTACGCCTACAAATGGAGTAAAAAATGTTGTAACAAAAGTTTTGAGTAAAGTGACTTGGGCTAGTTTCCAGTTGAATTTCTTCATACGTTGACCAATGCGAATTTAGTTATTTAACTGAGATTATTTATTACTCTTTAGCAAATGGTGTCAAACCTTGTAATGCTAGTCTCTCTTTTCCATGTCGGTTAGCTTTTTCTAATCTGTCATGTCCTGTATCAGAACTATACACCCTAGCTCCATATGCAGTTACCAATCCTAGAACATCCCAATCAGACAGTTCTCTGATTTTGGAATTGATTGCAGGATCCATCATATCCAACCACAGACCCCTTTCTGAATGTGGACGTCCAAGTAGATGAAGTAGTTCGTGAATTATTACAGAGATAATGTTGAGGTTTCCAGTTACGTTCCAATCCCAGTCTGTAAAAATAACCATGATTCCTTTGAGCACGCCGTCAGGATAGCCTGCATATGCTAGAACTCTGGGATTAGTAGAATGGTGTTTTGCTTCTGCTCTTGGTGTGAAATCTATTACAATGTCTGCTTCATCTTCTGACTCTGCTTGAATGAAAATAATTGGAATCTCAATGTCTACTTCGGTAAATGCCAAGTTGAATATCTTTCTTAGAAACACTTCCCTGGATTGCTCAAAAATTTCTTCCTTGTGATGATTTGTTACCCACCACTTGATAGTGTTCTTATTCCATGTGCCCCTTTGTTTTTCAAGGATGTATTCTGTTGTAATCGCATCAATTTCTGGCTTATGTACCATTGCACAAACTATTTGCATATCAACCACAGTTACTCTCTAGCATTACTAAAATCTTGCGTAAGAATACCTCGTCTTTCTTTCTGATTTTGAATTGATCTTGTAGAATGCATTCACTGTCTATGGTAGTAAGTTCAACAACCAGAACTTCATCTGACATGCTGGTAATTGGGTTTTGAATTAAACAAGTTAAGGATTGCTATTGTTTGACAACTATGTTAAATTAAGATTCGCTTTGCTCTTTATCTCACCGCATATTGTGCATTGAATGATTAGAATATTGTCACAACCATAGGGAGTAACCTCAGTCTCAAAGTCAGGATCATGATTGCATTCACCTGTAGATGCAAATCTGTCTTTGGCTTCTTGTAGTGTTAATTTCATCAGTCTTCCTCATATATGGCATTGGCTAATTTCCATTTCAGTTCTAATACAGTAATTATAAATTTAATTCCATCTTGATCTAATGGTTCACCGTCATTATAACCAAAAAAATCATTTACTTCTCTAATAAAAGTATCAACTTTAGCATCTACTATTGAAAATTCATCTTTTAGAAATTCTGATTGTTCCATTTTAGCTAATGCATCTTCTAGTTGTTTTTGTTTCATTTTTCTTTTCCTATAATTTGGGCACGTTTGTACCTCACTAGTCTATTTGCTTTAGCTAAATTTTGTCTTAATCCAACTAATGCCTTTCTATAAATTTTATCCTGCTCCTCCCACTCTTTCTCCATTTTAGTAATGTCTTGTCTCCATATCTCTTCATCCATCAAAAGTTTTTCAATTTTAGAGCCTTTTGCTAGTAGTTTCTCTGCATTAACTCTGAGTTGTTGTGGAGATAATTTTTTCATCCTGCTCTTCCCTCTCTATGAATGTAGTAATCCATATTCTTTTTGTAGAATACTTGTGCTAGAATCAATCTACCTGTTAGATTTGGATCTGCACCAGCAGTACCTAATGGATAGACTTTGGTTGCTTCTGATATAGCAAATGCCCATATTTCATCATGGACTAGTTTTTGGTCTAATGGAATTTTTGGAGTATCAGTTGATGGTTCTGGTGTAGATTCTGGTGCTGATGGTGTATGTGAAACCTCTGGGTTTTCTACCAACTTCACTTGACAATATTTGCCCAATGCCAACACTGCCTCACCTTCATAATTAGTAAACCAAGGTGTGTGAAATTCGTAAGTTTTACCATATTCAAATAATTTGATTTCGCCACCCCACACTGTTAATGTAATTTTGGCAGATACATCTTCTAGGGTTAATTTTTTGTAACTCCAATCCTTATTGTCTTTGGTTCCAGATTTTAGATCTCCAACTGCAATAACTGTTGCAACAAAACTACCTTTCATAGCTTGTCTTGCATCGGCAAGACTCATGAAATCTCCCATGGTAAGTAATGGGCACATTGAGTAATTAAAAGTTCCCATAGGGCACTAATTTAAATAGTGGCATGTTCACCATTACGCATGGGAAAACCTATAGAGTTTACTGGTACTGTGCAGTCAAGAGGTCAAGAAGGTCGTAAGACCATAGAGATTCCTTCTGAAGTCAGAAATGAAGTGAAGGTAGGAGATCCTGTAAAAGTAACTATTAGGAAATTAAGTTAACCATGAATGATTCTAATATTGTGATCTTCCTAGATAAGATCAAGAAAAATTTAGAGATGAATAAGGTTCCTCAGACCATTGCTGATATTGATACCCTGTTGATATTGCTGCAGAGAGATCTGTTAAAGAAAAAAGGAAAGCAGATTATCCCAATTACTATTCCACCTACAACAGAGACTGAAAAGGCAAATCCAATTTTCCTACGTGAGTTTGAACTAGCTAACAAACTAAATGAGATTATTTTCTTTTTGAATGAAAGATTTCCAGTGAGTTGACACTATGGATGTAGAGTTCCAGAATGGAAAAATCCTACACGGTGATGTCTTAGAGAGATTAAAAGATATTCCAGATGAGTCTGTGGATGTTATCTCAACATCTCCGCCTTATTGGGGATTGAGAGACTATGGTGTAAAAGGTCAGCTTGGTCTGGAACCAGACTTTAGAGATTATTTAAAAAAGATGTATAGTATTATGGATGAATTAAAACGGGTTCTAAAGAAGACTGGTACGTGTTGGATTAATCTTGGTGATACCTACAGTGCACGACCAGTTGGAAAATTCAATGGTGGGGGAAAAGAGTTTTCAGGAAGAGATATGGATGAAATTTTTGCTTCTGGGAAAGTAAACAAAACAGGTCAAGGAGTGAAAGAGAAAAGCAGAATGGGGATTCCTGAGAGATTTTACATTCATTGTATTGATGATGGGTGGATTGCACGTAATCATATTCCTTGGTACAAAGCTAATTCAATGCCTAGTAGTATTAAAGACAGATTCACCAACAAATGGGAATCAATCTTCTTCTTTGCGAAGGAAAAAAAATATTATTTTAATTTGGATGCAGTTAGAATACCAACACTAACAGACTCAGAGCCATTCAATATTAGAGTCAGGGAGAACATAACAGGACGTGCTCAGCTCAAGCTTGGAGACCAAGCATGGACTGCATCAGAGGAAGAGATGAAAGGTTACAATAGAGACGGTACAAGGAAAAAACAGGACGAGACTCTTGGTGCAGATGGTAAACCAATTCCAACCTATAAGGGATTTAATGCTAGATGGCAAAAACAGAAAGAAGAAAAGTATGGTAATGATGACAAAGGAAGTAGAAGATCAAGAGTGGCTGCTGGACTAGGTAGTTATGCTGGGAAGAGAAAGGAACATGACTCGCTACAGTACTCCACTTCTCTTGACAGAATAAAACAGAAGAGATTGGATGGTGTAGATCATGAAGTGGGACTTGGAACAGTAGAAAATTTTGATGGAATAGAAAGATTTGGAACTGGAAAGTGGCAGAGACATTATGATAAAGATGGTAATTGTTTAGGATGTGGTGAGCATTATACAAAACATACTGTGAGCCAAAATTCCAAAGATGGTATAGGTGGGGCAGTATCTAGATCAGAAGAAATTACATGGTGTAATTCTAAAGGAAAGAACCCAGGGGATGTATTTTTTATTAATCCAAGGCCATTCCCCGATGCACACTTTGCAACATTTCCACCAGAGTTGCCTGAAAAGATTATCAAGTGTGCGTGTCCTGAAGGTGGAACAGTTTTGGATTGTTTTTTTGGTAGTGGTACAGTTGGATTGGTTGCAGAACAACTAAACAAAAAGTGGATAGGTATTGAGCTTAGTGAAGAGTATATTGAAATTTGTAAAAAGAGATTAGCACCATACAACTCTATCAGGTTGGATGAGTTTGTATAATTTTATTCATCTACCGTAGGAAAAATCTTACCACTACTATGTTCTTTATTATGACAACTTGCACATAATTCCACAGTGTAAGCGAGGGGATCTTTTTCCAGATAAGCAGTGTGATGTAAAACGGTATGATCGTCTTTCTTTCCGCATTTGGAACAATATCCCTTTCGTGGCTCAAAATCTAATTGAATTGTTTTTCCTTTGAATTCCACCCATGATTTTCTAGAACCATTCTGTCTTTTTTGTAGATTGGTTTTCATTATCTTTTGTCTTCCCACACCATTTCATAATCAAATTTATCAAATCCCATTTGTAAGAATTCCTCTTCCATATTAGGAATAGTTTTGTTTTCAGATAAGTAACAATATGTAGAATGGCCGTGACTGATTGTAACTCTGTTTCCTTTAATTTTTTTTAGTATTTTTATTGCAGTTACTTTTCCATTTTTAATTGTAATAAGATCAGGTTTTGAATCTAGTATAATTACTTTGTAATTTTCTTCTCTTAGAGACTTTGCAGTTTCCTTTAATTTTTTTATTTTTAGTGGATCTCTCACGTATGGAATTAGGTGCAGTGTTATTTAACCCTGACACTATCGTTTCATCTCGTCGTTAGTTTACAAATTTTATTATAATTATTTTCTATTTTCTTCAGAAAAATAAATTTTAAAAAAAATACGCTGGTAATAAAGGTGTCAGGGTATAATATACTGTACATAGATAATTTACGCCTAGAAAAATCATGGAAATAATCTATAATCATACAAATCTACGTTGATTAAGCATGGTGTCAGAGCCAATATTTTTTAGGCACAAACTTAAATAGGGCACAATGTACCCAATGATATTATGATAGAACCCAACAAACTTTGGAATACACCTTGGTTAGATTTAGATGTTGAGCAAAAATTAGAAGCACTTCGAGATACCATTAAAGAAATTGCAGATGAAATCAATAGTAGAGATGATACACCAGCACGCCATCTAGTATCTGAGGAAGAGTTTGAGGAATTAAAATCAAAATTATATTCTCATATTAACAGTAAAATAGAAAGTGAAGTAGGAAAATTAAAGATATGCTCACAGTAACTACTAAAGCTAAAAACTGGAAAGCAGTTACAGCAGGACTAATTCCAATAGTAGAGGAAGCAGTATTCCATGTCAAGAAGGAAGGGATTGAGTGTGCTGTATTGGATCCATCTCACACTGAAGGAATTGGTTTCAACTTTACATTCATGGAACCAGTATTGAAATCACTAAAACCATACATTGAGAAGAACATCTTTGTTGAATATTTTGAGAGAGCACCAATCATACTTTCATTTGTCACTGATGTCTGCACAATAAAATACTATCTTGCTCCTGCAGTGAAATGAGTCTTTTCAGAAAATCAGACTATGATAGTAGAATAAAATCCTCTACTAGAAAGGATCAAAGAGTTACATCAGTTAAAGTCAAATTTCCAACTAATCTTCAAACTAAAAAGAGATTAATCAAATGCCCTAGGGGATGCACACAACATAGAACAAAGAGCCATAGACTTCAGGAGAGAAAAACTTTTGATTCAGTGAATAACATCTGCTTTAACTGTGGATTTAAAAAACTTCCAGAGACTGCCAAATTCTATGGAGCAGGATTCAAGAAAGCAAGTAGGTTGTAGAGAGAATGACTAAAGAAGAAATTCAATATTATTATAATTTGCAATCGGAGGCGATGATTGCTAGGGATATTTCAAAGATGCAGAATGGTGGAGAAGATCCATTCAATTACCAAGCAGATGTTGACAAGTTTACAAAAAAACTAGAAGAGTTGGAGAGAAATGTCTGACTGTGCTAACTGCTTCCATCCTGAAGAGAATCATAAACCTGTAGAGGGTTCTGATGGAAAGTATCACATCTGCACTGGTTCCTTGGAATGTAGATGTGAGCACTTTGAAGAACCGTATCTGGTGCAGTTTGCTCAGGATATTGAGAAGCAGAAACTGATTTGCAGGACCATTAAAAATAGATGTGAGTATATTCTAGTGAACATTCCACAGATGAGAAATGCAGGAGAAAAGAGTTTTGAGAAAGTTTACAAAGAAATTTGGTATGGGGTGAAAATTAGAAAACAGAACAGTACGCTTGTTAATGATGCTGAGTTTAGAAGAATGCCACATGCAGATTCGATCAACAGAGAAAAGCGTAGATGCAAGCAGTGGAACACTGAACTAAAAACCTATGACCCAAAAGTAATCAAGAAGCAGAACGCAATCTATCAGGCGTATATGGAGTTGGCAATAGAAGCTTGATGTGTCCCATTTGTAATATGAGGCGTGATGATTGGCCAAAGATGAGATTACATATCAAAGTGAATCATCCAGAAATCAAACGACCTGATAAATTATTCACAAAGGAAGCAAGAAAAAAATGAGTGACGATTGGGATTATTGTTGTTTCAAATGTAATATTGGGTTTAGTATTCAATCTGACAAAGACATAGATGAACCAATTAATTTCTGTGTTTTTTGTGGTGGAGAAGATATTCAATGAGTGAATCAAAATACATTGGACGATTTCTCAAGAAGATTGAAGTGTTAGATAATGGTTGTTGGAAATGGACAGGAGGAACAAATGATAGAGGTTATGGGAGATTTACTTATGAAGGGAAACTTCAACCACCACATCGATTCATCTATGAATACTATTACGGTTCCATCTGTCCTGACTTGACAATAGATCATCTCTGTAGAAACAGAGCCTGTTGTAATCCATTACATTTAGAACAAATAACACTAAAAGAAAATATTTTAAGAGGAACTAGTTTCTCTGCCATCAATTCCAGAAAAACACATTGTCCCCAAGGTCATGAATTATCTGGTGATAATCTCTATGTGTGGAAAGATGAAAGAAGATGTGTTGAATGTAGTAGAGTTAGATGCAGAGAATATCAAACAAAATTAAGACGATCGAAAGGAATAGTGCCACAAATATGAGTAATTTTATAGGACGTGGTGAGATTCGTTCCTTGGATATTTTCAACAGACTCTTCTATGGAATTTCGAACAGACAACAAGTAAACATCAAAGAAATTATACTTGCAGAAGACTATGAAGTGCTAGATCAGGAAATAAAAAACCACAACTTTGATTTGGTTCTGTATCCCCATAGTAAAAGTTTGGGAAAAAATACAGTCATTGAAATTAATTACAAGCACAAAGAAAAGATTGCAGCCAAGCTCAGACGTGTAATTATTCCATTAGTAGTAAAAGCAGGATATCAATACTTGGAAGTTAACGACTGGGACTGTAGAGAGAGAGGTTTGTTCTGGCTCAACTCAAAGAAAGAGCATATTGTTACATGGGATGATTATAGAGATATTATTGATGCGTTAGAGACTGCTGGAATAATTCCAGATTCTATTGAATAAAAAAAGAGGAGTGCTATTTTCTGCCAGAACGTTGTTTCCTTTTGGCTTTGGCTTTAGCTTTCTCTGACTTTGGTTTGTTAATCTCTTCAAACTCTTCATCAAACTCTTTGTCATCAAGTTTGTTTAGCTTCTCCATCACATTTGTAATCAATGCCTCATGGATAATTTGCTCAAAACATTCGGCTGGTTTTGCTTTCTTGCTCTCAATTTTGAGATCTGCAGCAGTGAGTGATTTGTTGTACAAAACAACTCGAGCTTGATATACTTGGCAGTATGTTACCAGTCTATCCATGGTTTTAGGACCAACTTTTATGATATAGGGTTTGCAGTCATCAGCATCTAGATTTTCTGGAATCCAATCTGCATCTGACTTTATGGTGTACTTGCTCAGCTTGAACTTTTTCAGCTTGATTGTCTCGGTGTGTTGTGTGTTGTCTTCGTAGGGTTTGAGATTGGCAACAAATTGTTTGTTTCTCAGAATCATCTTGGCATTTTTGGCAAGATTCTTGATATAACCAAACATTAGATTGCGGAGTTCATCTTCCTTGTCAACGTAATCGTCTTCAAGTTCTATTAGTGATTCCTCAGTGAGGAATACTTTTAGTTTACTCATCAATGGTTACTTTGGGCACGAGGAAGTATATTAAAGTGTACCTTATGAGGCTGCTTGCATTCCAGTGGTAGCCATCTGACCTAATATTGAGTTGATGGCTGTTCTTGCTTCTGCATCTATTGTTCCACCACCTGTAGGATCTGCGATGTGTGCCTGTTGAACTACAGGGGTGGCATTCCAAAATCCTATCTTTTGTGTTGTAGCAGTTCCTATTTTTGTTCCAGTAGTAGTATTAAAACTAATATTTTTTGCGTCATCAAAACTCATGTCTCCAACATTGATAAAACCATTTCCAAAAACATTAAGATTACCAGATGAAAAGAGATATTCTGTACTTCCTCCAATATCAAGTTTAAAGAAATCACTAGCTGTAACGTCAAAAACCATGTCATTAGATTCAATTCCTATGGATTCGCCTATACCAAATTCTATTGTTCCAGTTCCCATTTCTAAATCATTATTGTTCATAGTGAGTGCAGTTGCACTGAACAAATATTCCTGTGTTGCAGCAACCTGTAGTTCTACACTCTGGGTTGTTGGTGCATTTAGTATTACATTATTGCCTGCATTTGCAGTAAGTTTGAAAGTAGCCATAGAGTGGTCTGCAGTCCAAGTGAAGACTTCTCCTCCAGTAGCTCCCAAGTCTACATTTGCACCATTGATTCTGCCAAAGAGAGTGTTGCTTGTAGAGTTATACCAAATATCGGCATCAACTTGAGTAGTAGGATTGCCTGCTATACCTCCAACATTGAGTCCTGCTGTGCCTGCTAATAACCCAAGAAAGTCTTGTCTTGCACCAGCAGTGTAGGTATTCACTTGGTCAGTTCTAACAATGACAGCACTATCAGTTAGATCAGTAGATGCTGCATTGATATTGGCTCCTGTTATTGCAGTTCCATTCCAAACTCCAGTGGTAATTGTACCAAGAGTTGTGATTGATGCTTGTCCTACATAGGCTGCATCAATATCAAATGTGTGAGTTGCCCCTGCATCCACTACAGAGATTCTGCTTGCAGTTCCTGCCAGCACTTGTGCAGCAGTAGTATCTGCATTGATAGATGTAATTCCTTGCAAATCAGCTAAGGTTGCAAATTCTAGTGCAGTATTCCCTACATTTCTTCTTAATACTTGCAGACCTGTTCCTGAAGGAAAGTTTGTTAAAAGCAATTTTTGAGAAGCATCCAAGCCTGCATAGCCTGATACAGCACCTTTGTTCCCCTGCTCTTCTAGTGCTGAGGTAATTCCATTAAGACGATCAAATTCTGTGTTACTAACTACACCTGTACCGATCTTGGCAGCGTTGATGTTCGCACCTGTAGCAATATCTGCATCTACGAGGGGAAATCCTAGGAGTTGTCTTTGACGTGCAACACTCGGTTCAAGTAATTCTGCCATGGATAGACTCTCACTTTGTTAGTAAAAAGTTTGACTATTTAACTACCCACAGTCAGGCTCTATCAATTCCACAAACTATTAAACCAAGGGGCACATTGGTACAGTATGCAAGTTTTTGGACTTGACCCAATAGTAGCAGCAGTTCTAATTACAACTGTTGGTGTCACTCTTCAAAATGTTCTTGGCTGGTTGAAAAACCAAGATGGTTTTGATCCCAGACTGGTAGCATCTTCTGCACTGATAGCATTCGTCATCTCACTGCAAATGGTGATACCAGTTATAGAGAATATTCCTGAAGACATTGAACAGATTGCAAAGTTCCAGATATTGATAGTTGCAATAGCTAGTATTGCAGGAATAGACGCACTCGGTAAGAATGGAATAAAGGCTGTACTAAAAGGTCGCAACAAAAAAGAACCTCAAGATGGATTCTTTGATAACAACGAAGGAGACTTTGATGACTCTGACAGACCTACAGAAGTTCCACCTGGGAAGGGTTGAATAATGCCCAACATCGACCCCAACAAAATGCAATTTATAGCAGACAGAGAAACACGTAGACTGGAAAATAAGACCATAGCAGGAAATGCTGTGAGACTTGTAGCAATACAAAAATCCAGAAGACTCAAAAAAAGAAAGAGAACTAACTACGTGTATCACATTGTTGGTACAACAGAGATCATCTATAACAGATCAAGGCATGGAATCTTCTTTATGTCACTGGCTGTACGACCACAAAATAAGAAAAATTTCTTTGATGTGTTTGTAGAACCACCACTGACAGAAAAAGAGCAAGAATGGCTAGAGCGTTATGATTACAAACTAGTCTAATTCTATTTTTTTTATATTGATGGTATTTGAGGAGACATGAAAATCATTCAATTATGAATGCAAACACTCCACTTGAACGTACTGATACAGGCACTTTAATTGTGATAAATTTACTTGCAGCAAAGGATAAAATCTTACTTGTAAAAAATTCATTGTCAACCATATTTACTCCAGTTACAGCCTGTTTCACTGTTCCAGTTCCTGCATCGGCACTAGCATCCTCTATAATATCAAAAGCAGATAATTGGTCGGTGCTGTTTCCTTCGATAATTAAAATGACTTTGGCAGCATTGGTTGTTTGAAATGCTGTCGAACCATTATCAATTTGATGAAGGGAACGGCTTGTGTTAGGGAGAATGCTTCCATGTTTGGCTTTATTTAATGTCTCAGTATCTTCTATCTTTATGCTTTGAAAACTTTGAGGCGTATTAGATATATTTTTGAAAATTGAGCCATCATATTGTATAACATTTATGAGATTAACCACTTCGTCTTCCTCCTCTACTAATTCGGGAGTGAACCAAGTCCAAGGAAACATTCATCATAGACCGAGTGTTGCTGCATCGGCTACTGCTTTATCATACATTCCTTGTCTTCTTCCAAGAGTCATATCTCCACCAACACCTTTGTCTTTGGGCATAATTCTTTTAGTGTCGTCATTTGGATCAACTGGCTTGTTGATTTTATTGAGATTATTTAATAATTGTCTTAAATCATCTCTCTTACTTCCAATGATTGTCAATTCTAAATTTGTCTTTTCAATAAGAGAAGTAATATTGTCATCATCTACTGCCATATTCTTGAACCTCTCACGGCATATTTAAGATTATGTAACATTAGCAATACCGTTTACAGTTCCATTGTCAAATGCACCATTTTATGTTACAGTGCCACTTTCAGAATAAAATGACCACACAGTAGATGACTTTCTCACATAGAGTTTACCATCTGATATATCTTGCCCTATTGCTCCGTCAAATGCACCAAACGCAGCATTAAGTTGTGCCAGAGTTGGAGTTCCATTACTGAATTGAGGTATCTGTATAGTCCCTGAATCTCCTATGATACCAGAATCGGTAATGTCAGGGTCACTTGTAACAAAATATCCCATTACTCCTGTTTTGGCTTTAATGTATGATTCACCAGTAACTTCTATTGCAATTAAATTATCTGTAATAGCACTACCTCGTATAGTGAGCACATTTTGTAAATTGTCATCAGTTAGAAGCTTAATGTCCATTCGAGAACTATCATCACCCACAGTAGTATTATCCCAAGCAACGTTTATGACACCATAATTTCTTTCTGAGACATCTGTAATGTTAAAACTAATTTCTCCAGCTTCATCGCCAACAGCTGAACCTGAATCAACTCTGTTAAGAACCAAAGCAGCCCCAGATGCAGCAGGAACTGGCAAGTGTCGAGATACAGCCAACACACCGTCTTTAAGATTCATTTGGTCTTGGAACAGTGCATTTTGTCTTAAAGTCCAGTGGAAAGAACCACCTGATGATACAGCTAGTACATCTTCAATTTCAACATGAACTTCTCCATATACAATATTACCTGCACTAGCATTTCGTCCTCTAAACTTAACTATACCCAATATATCATCATTTGCTGGACTTGCGTCATCTCTAAATAATTCAAATATTGCTGCTGTAGTATTAGGAGTTGTTGCTGATACTCTTGTGAGAAATTCATCAACAATAAATCCTACAGTGCCGTTAAAGTGGATTGCAAAATCATCCGTAGCATCTGGGAAATTCCATATAACGCCTGATGTGCTAGGTGTAATGGTTGAAGTTCCTACTGTAGAGTCAAAAGTCAAAGTTTCTATTCCAAAAATATCAACACTGAAAAGGTCTATTCGTGCTGCTTGAACTTGAAATCTAACAGAGCCATCCACAGTAGTAGTTACAACTCCACTTCCAACATCTGTGACAGTGACATTAGAGTCTAGTTGGGAAATACTATTTTGAACACCACCTAAAACAATAGTTGCAACATTAGTTCTTCCTTTGAATTGGTTAGCAGTAGAATCATACCACATATCAGAAGTTGCAAGAACAGAAGGATCACCTGCTACTGTACCAAGTCTAAGACCTGCGTTGGTTGCATCAGGACTTAGTATTAGTCGAAATCCAGTTGCCAAACTCAAGCTTGACACATTTAATGTAACTTTGGTAACACCATTAACATTCCATTTTTGTTCCCATGATGAAGGAACATTATATATTAGCTCATCAATACCCCCACCAGAAGTTCCGATTCCTGCTTCGCTATTAGCGATGGCAAACGTGGCATTTACATCAAATCTAATATCTTTTGCATCGATTATAGAGTGATCAAGCATGTTTAATTCTAGAACTGCACTTCCAACATCCTCAATTTTTATTGCAGGAGTACCATCTATTGAAAGATTATATTCATCAAGCGAGTTAAAGTTAAGATTTCCCGAAGCATCACTTGTTATTCCTGCATCGGTGCCAGCTAGACTGCTTCCTGCTGCTTGGTCAAATAATAATCTGTCAATATTTATTCCGTCAAATGTTGCAAAATTAACATCTTGAACTGCTGCAAATGTTGCCCATTGGGAAGCATCTGCTGCGCCTCCTGCACTGGTAAGAGTAGTTATTATTGTTCCGTTGTCGTTTGTTCTTAGGACAACGATTGTGGTTGTGCCAGCAGTTTGGTTAATTACTGGTATTGGTGATACAGCAGCTGGCCAGCTGGTAACATCATGTCCTCCAGTTCCATCTTGTGTAATTTCAATCTCCCATTCTATTTGGTTGGCAGTTGCTGGAAAACTTGAGAATGTAATAGAAATATCCCCAGTCAATGTCATTGTAGTTGAATGAGCAGTCGTAGCAGACAGGTCAATGTCTTGAGTGGTGCTTACATTTCCTCTAACAGATACAGGTGGAATGATTGGAAATGATATTCCGCCTCCACCAGCTCCATTGATTACTTCATAACGTGTTTCAGTAGAGGTTCTGTGCCCAACAATAGTTAGTACGTTTCTTTGTCCATTTCCTAGATTAAGAGTTGGAGCATTAACTAGAGTAGGTGAAAATGTAAGAGAAGATAATGCAACACCGTTTGTCAAGTCTAGTGTAAATGTACTAGTGAGTCCTACTATCAAGTCAATTAGATTGATGGTCGGGTTTGCATTAGACAGGGACATCTTAGTATAGTGGTGTAAAGGACTAGGTATCACAACGTCAATGCTTGCATCTGATACTGTTCCTCTCTCATCTATTGGTGCATTTATTGGATAGGTTGTACCAGTTCCTGATATGCCACGTCCCCACACATTATGCTGATTGGGACCTGCTGGTGGTTGTACTACATTAATTTTCGTAGCATTTCTATTCAGTCCTACAGTGTCTTCACCTACATGCTGAATTTTACTTCCCAGAGTAAGACCGTGTTGAGCACCCATTATGTTACCCTATGCAGGGTTCAACCTCCTGATGAGAACTTCGGTGGAAATAAAACCACTCTTTGTTCCATTTGCATTGAATGATAGATCCTCTTCCATTAGTATTAATTTTCTGGTGTGAGCACCAACATCTGCAAACTTTATCATATCAATATCGTCAAGTATAATGGTCTGCTCTGTAGTCAGGTCGCTTCTTCCCTTCTGGACTACTGTATATTCTTCAAATTGTAATCCTCCCAAGTCTTTTGCAGCAACAGCAACGGAACGCAGTTGTCTAAGATTCCTTACATTGTTCTGTTGGATGGTATCAGGATTGATTATTCTGGTGGTGATTACTCCGCTAGAAGTGAATGGTTGTTTTGTAAGAGTTAGTGCATCAATGATTCCAACAAATGTTACTACTCCTAAACCATATCCAAGAGAGATGAGATTGTCAAGGTTGACAGCTAAAAATCTTAGGTCGCTATCGTATGATTGTGCTAATTGAAATGTGATGAATCTTACACGCTTTGGCTCAAAGATGGAACGAATTTCAATCTCTGGTATGACAATGTTTTGTAGTGCAGTCCTGAGTCCCCATGGAGTTCTGCTTGGTCTGTCTACAGTGAATGTACTAAATGGGATGTTAATCTCTTGCGTATCTCTCAGAAGTCGGTAAGTGAATGTTGTTCTCCATACTTGGCTCAAGTCATCATATGCTGTTACAATAAATTCTAAATCTCCTGTAAATGGTTGGGAACCGCCACCGACTTGTATGTCAAAATTAAAGTAGAAATGAATTCCTGTAAATGGTGCTCCCATGTCTTCCACTTCTGTATGATTGAGTCCCACCAATCCACTGTGGGAGTAGTTTGCATTTTGCAAATCCAACACTGCAAACTGTTCTTTCTGGTTCAGACCAGGGGCTGCACCATACAAGTCTCCTACACTTACAGGACTACTATTTTGTTTAGTGAAGGGATAGGGGAAAGGCAGCATGTACCACCAACCAAAGTCATAGTATTCAGCAACTTTTGTTTCATTTACTGCTGCAGTTGTTGGCTCAAACAAAGTTTGGAAGATATCGGATGTATCCTGCGATAAATCAATGAGTCGGTTGTATATGTTGTCAAAGAAGGATGTGAACTTACAGAGGAACTTGTTAATCTCATCTCCTATTGTGTACTCAAATGTTATCTTGATTGCAGAGTTTGTGACAAAACTGGAATAGTCATCACCATTGATATCATCAGGAAACAGTCCTGTAGTAACTTCAATATTTTTTGGATGATGGAATACATCATTACCACCTGCTGTATCAGATACATCTCTCCACTGTGCAGTTGAGAATGCACCAGTGCCACGGAATTTTCGTGTAAAGCCTGCATGAGTGTGGGCATTTGCAAAGTCATTCTGATCTTGTATAGGGACGTTCCACTCGTAGGTTAGTCCCTCTTCTAGCACTACAACTTGATCTCCAATCTGGTTGTCAGTAGATATGTTGAATTCTCTTATTACTATCCATTCAAAACCATCAAATATTACAAGGGCATTGCCAAAAGTTCTTCCGAACTTGTCGGTTCCAACAAAGGCTCCTCCTGCTGCACCAAGAGTCAAGTCAACCAATATTCTGAGTCCGTTGTAGAACCCGTCTACTCCTGCAAAGTCAAAGTAAAAGTTTGGAATGGTTGCAGAGTCATTGGTTCTGGCCATAGCAAAGTCTCTAAAGAAAGAGAAACTACCATCGGCAGAGTTGAATCCTTCTCGAATAACCATGTTGCCATCTGGGAATGTTGGTGCGTTGAATGTTCCATTTGCAAATACTGTGGTTGCGTTTCCACAACTGTTCTTAGTTACTACAGCTTGGTTGTTGGTGAATGGTGAATAATTACTGGATGGAATTATTGATGATGGAGTTTCCAAATCCCAAAATGATACATTAGGTGGTGGAGTAGATACTGGAACAGCAGTGTTTGCTTTGTAGATATTTCCATCATCTCCACGTACAAACATTCCTGAAAGATAGGTTACTGCTGTATTGTAGAATGGATAGTTGTTAATCTCTTCAACAAATGAAATAAATTCATGGAATTCAACTGGCATGTAACCTGTTCCCTCTTGGCCTCTGACAAATACTTGGTTTCCACTTTCGGAATGTATCTGATATGTTAGGGAATGGAGAGGGTCGTTTGGTGTAGATTGTATGGTATCAGTGCCAAGGCCACCTTGGATGTGGATAAATAATATCAATCCTGTGTTGGGTGGATCAAGAATGTCTCTGTCATCAAAGAAGAGTGTAAAGAAGTCTCCTGCACCGCCAGTACCTATGGGTTGATTCAGTCTAGTGATGACCAGCATTATTGCATCATAGTAAGTGATTTCTCTGGTAAAATCATAGATGTTAACAATATTGTCGGGTGCTTGGTTTGTATTTGCACCTAGCAGAGTTGTAAAAATTTCTGGTTCATCGGTTCCACGGTCAGCGTTGTACCGCAGAACAAGATCATTAATTACAAAATTTGGTGTCTTGAACTGGTAGAATGCAGTAGTTTTTCTTCTTTGGAGTGCAGCCTCTCTTCCCTTGAATTCTAGAGGAAGCAATATTCCATTTGGATCCTTCTGTCCAAACTCTTGATCTACTTCAACTATCAGAGCTTTGAAATTAGAATTATCGTCAATCCATGTTATTTGTATCGGATCAAACTGATTGAAGATTGGTGTGTTATCAGTTCCTTGAAAATCTTTGTTTGTGATGAATGCGCCATCTGTAGCCTTAAACATCACACTGGCACTGCGTATCTTTCCGCTTCCTTGGAATTTGCAGGAGTCTATCTGCACAACATATTGGGTAATGTCTTTAGCAGCACCTACAATATTTTCAACTTTGTATGGAAGGGGATCTAAGGACATCTCTATGGTGGCAAGAACACATCAATCGCAGTTATTATTGCTGCAGGAACTCCTCCTAATGCAAAAGTTAGTTTTACATGGTCGAGTCCTCCCCACACAAAATCATCTATGAAATCATAATGTATCAGTTTCAAACCAAGCACGTTGGTCGGTGTGACATTCAGATAGCTCTTTGCATCATATCTTATTCCAAATCTTCCTTCGGAATAAAAGTCTCTTATCGCTTTTGGTTGCAGAGAAAACTTTGACAGTTTGGCAAGATCTATATTGTCATCAACCTTCTCGTTTACAATGATATCTAGCTCAAAACCCGTGGGTATCAGACCCGTATCTGGTACTGTAGTGGACTCTTGATCTGGATTTGGGACGTCAGTTCTTCTTGAATCAAAGACAGGTCGATATGATAAGAGTCCTATTTTTTTGTTGGAATTGTCATCTAATCCAATATCCATTCCAACTGCTTCATTATTTCCAATGGATAATTCTGTGTCTCCTGCACCAGTAAATCTAAAAATTGCAAAGGGGAAAGTTGTTGAATCAGCCATTATTAACTCCTAATCATCGTCACTCCAGCTTCACGGTCACTGAGTCCAATTCTTGAAAGGCGTAGATCGTTTCTATTGAATAGACTGTTGAATGTCCAGTTCTCGTTGTTTGGATGGAATCCAACTACTTGTGTCAGTATGACTTGAGATACACCCAGTTCTTTTTCTTTTTGTTGTACTCTGCTCAGGCCGACTTCAACTTCATCTGCAATGAATCTTCTCCAGTCTCTGTTCAATGGTCCACCTTTCATATTGAGAGTTTGTAGTATCATTGGTACAAGTTTGATAGCTAAGATTGCCAGTGCAATTGGTGGAATAGCTTCTAACGTGTCTTCAAATTGATCCATAAATTCAGCTTTTACTTTCTCAAAGATGTATTTCTGAGGGTCGTGCAGAAACTTTTCTCCTTCTGCTGTATCTCCAAATTCTGTGAGAGTCTCATCTTCCTCTCCACCATCTTTTCCTGCTTCCTCTTCTGTGGTTTCAGCTTGGCCTGTCTCTTCTTGTAATGATTTGAGTTCCTTTAGTTTCTCTATCTCTGCTTCTGTATCTTCACTTAGTTTAGCATCAATGACGATATCAAATTCTAATATTGCATTTTCTGTACTACTCAACTGATTCCAACTCCTTACTTACATTCTCTTTGGTGTTTTTTAAGACTGCTGTTTGAAATTTTTTCATTCCAAGTCTGATTCCGATCTCCATAGCCTCTGTCTTTTGGATGCCCCTGACCATGTGCCCTCTAGACCAAGCATCTCTTCCTAGTGGAGTTATCCAGTGAAGAAGCCAGTCTCCTAGCGGTGCAATAAAATGGTCGTTGGTTCCATCATTGAAGAATTTTGCCAAAGGAACCTGTGGGGTTCCCCATGTATTGATTATCTTGATGTGTAATGGTCCCACTTTGACAGCCTTGACTCCATCGATAAAATGTTGAGGAAGATTCATGGCTCTAGATACTGACTTTATCTCACTCACTACGTACTCTTCCATCAAATCCTCCAAGTTCTCTTGGATGTATTGTTTGGTTTGTGGTTCTAATTGGATAATATCATCTATTGCTTGTTGGACAGAAGACATGAGACATGTTAGGATATTACTACAGTGTCGTTCCTGACTATCATTTTAACTCCAATCCACCAGTAGGAACCATTGATGGAAAGAGCATCATAATCATAAATTTGAGCACTAAAATTTTCAGTGACATCATCTGGAACCAATCCACTTTGACTGAGTGCTAGGATCTGCATTACAATTAATGGAAGAACTGTTCGGGCGTTCAGGTCAGAATTAGTATCGAGGTATTCATACAGGTCTTTTGTTACAACTGATTCAAAGGTAATTTCCAAAAGCTGATTAGTCCAAAAGTCAGCAACTCCGCCTCGGGTATCCACCCTGTTTCGTGGAGTGATTTTTCTCTTACGCATATTGTACACGTTGACAATCTCATCCAAACCACTGTCTGTCATGAGTAGACTTACATCATTCCCACTGAATGCTTTGGATAGATTATTGAATGGCATTATCTACTGTATCTCCCACAGGTATTTTTGCTTTATTATCAACGTAGGCTGATCCCCACTGTTGGTTTTAGTACAATGTTTTTAGCTTTGATATCCTGCTGAGTCATATCACCCATTACATATGGGAAGACTTCCCAGTGAGAAAATGTTGCTAGTGGATTGAGTAGTGTTGTAGGATCTATCAGTCTCTTGTTTTTTGACAGGATGTTTGTAATTACTGAAATTATTTTGTAGAGTTTTTGCTCTGCCAAGATTGGGTCGGATCTATCTTGTGATACAACAACTATCCAATACTCCATCTCTAGAGAATAGGAGCCTTGTACATCTCGTGTATCTCTGCCAAGTTCTTCTCTTCTTACTATTGGACTTGGTGGAGTTGTAATGAAGATGTGTGGTGGGTCTGGACCTTCTCTTGGATCAGATGGTAATGGCAACGCAAATTCAATTACTTGTGTAACCAAGTCATCCTCTGTTGTAGAACCACCAACAGTTCTTGGAAACAATGTAGCGTTTACGGAAAGTATGTTGGAGATTCTTACGATGTAGTCTCCAAAGTCTGGTTCAGCACTAAGGCTCATTGTGATAGTCCTTTACTTCAAGAGTAATTGGAATCTTAGTGTACACCTTCTCATTAGCAATAGTCCAGAAGAACAGCAAAGTGTATTTTATTTCATTAGCATAAAAAGCATCAGCAGGTAGAAAGTGGATAAGACTGTCAGTAGATAGTGCAGGATCCCATGCAAGATCTACTAATGACTGTCCACGAACCTTTGATTCCATAAAAAAGTTAATCGGTGTTGTGATGTCATCTACAAACTGGTTCGAGAAATCATTCTTGATTTGTGTCTGCGTTACAATGTTTCCGTCTATTCTTGGCCTAATTGTAATTGGAGTAATCTTAGCTCCCTTCTGGACTTCAACCAATTAAATCTCCTGTATGTTGATAAAGTCTACATCATTAATTGTCTTGGGATCTCTGAAATCAGCAATCAAACTAATTGCAGACTTTCTTTGTGTGGGGACAAGAGAATCTATAAACTGTTCTAGGTAATAACGATAAGTTGTAACACTTAGGAATCGTAGTAATGTCATGCTGCTGGTGTCCTCAATAATAATACTGCCAAAGTTGCAGTGGCAGATGGTGATGCTGCAAGTAGTTCAACAGTTAATTCATATCCATATTGTTCAACCGTTGGTGTAATTCTTGCTATCTTGTCAACTTGTTGGAAAGTTATATTTTCCTCTGCTGCGATGAAGGAACCTATACTAGTGTATTTTGTTTTAAGAGAAATTTTTATCTCATCAGCAGCATTGGACAGAGCATTCAGATCAAGTTTTCCAGAAAAAACTCCAGGGAGTTGAAGAGCTATGGCAGTGAAGATTATCTGAGGTGCTCCCCTCACCAAAGCTAGATTAGTTTCTAGTACGACTGCCACAAATTATTCATGAATGTCTACTATTTTAATATAAGAGGTCAGGTGGATATCCCTGCGTTTGACTGTAGGGTACAATAATGTCTGCCGTACTATCAGTTGTGATTGCTTCAATGGGATCGTATCTTTTGGAAGGTGTTTTTGCTATGAGATTTGCAACCATCTTCAAGTCGCTGTCGTGATCTTTGCGTGCAGCACTTGCATTCTTTGAACCGTCTTTGTCACGTTTCTTGTAGACTACCCAGTTGAGTGCTGCAGACTTTACAAAAGTGAGTTCCTTGGAACCATCTGATAATGGAATACTGTCTGAGAATTGGAATAGAAAACCTTCTACAATGTTGTTGGCTTCTCTTACCCAACGCTCGTATCTTTGTTTGGTAACTGCGTCAATATCATTGATCTGTTGCTGACTCCATCCAAAATGCTTGAGTGCATCATCTAAAGTGACGTACTTCTCTGGTACATAATCTTGTACAGACATCAGATATCCTCACGAAACAGTAGATCATAAGTTGCTTTCTGAGGTTCTCTAGAATACCACGCCCAAAGGTAATAGTCCTGTGGACCATTGATTTCAATGGTGTTTTTAGGTGGACATTGAGGGATTAGAATGCCTGCCTTTCTCTGTTTGGTAGCACAGATAACGCCAGTGGTACTGAGTTTTGGACTTATAGTTTGAAGTTTCGGAGTTACAGCCATGAACTATAATGTTCCAACAACTCTTTAAATATTTTGGCAGAGTTCGATCTGTTAATGACTAGAAAAATACTCTATGGAGCGTTAGTGGTAACACTGATTGCTTTAGTAAGCATTCTTCCTGCACAAGCATTTGAGTTAAGTGGAGACTTTGATGAGCCTTGTCTTGGTGGTATGGGAATTCTGGCTGCTATTTGTAATGTAGTTAATGATATCCATGACTTTACACATGATCTTGAAACAAGCATTGCCTCTCTAAATGCAACTCAGATTCTACAACAAGTTCAGATTGATGACTTGGAAGGAGATGTGACTGTAGCCCAAACAAATATTGGCACTCTACAAGGAAATGTTATATCTATCAATTCTCTGATAGCAGATCATCACTTTGAAGTGGCTGTGACAGATCTTCAAACAGATGTTGGAATCTTACAAGATGATCTGGCTACTGTTGAAACTGCCGTTGCAGCACTACCTGCCTTCGCCTTCACTATACAGACAGATACTGACAGTCTACCTTGTGAGCAATCAAGTGCACCTGTAGATGGTTGGTGTCCTAATGGATTAAGTCTGAACTCATTCAAGATTACAGATGTAGCAGTAAGTGATTCATCATTTATTCTTGCACATGTTGATGGACAAATAGGAGCTAGTTTTGGTTGCTTTGTGACTAATGTGGATGCTGGTTCGTTCACAGTATCATGTGTATCTATAATTGCAGATGGTGCAGAACTCTATTACGTGATAATAGAGTAATCACTTTTTTTTAATTAAAATAGCGTTGGACAGTGCACTTGGTCTTTCTCCTTGATTTTTGCCCTAACACTAATGAAAAGAAATGGGAACATTGGGCATAAAAAGATTGTTGTGAAAAAATTATGACTAATCTTCAGGCAGTGAATACTTTGTAGCCATGACCTTAAGAGCAGTGAATTGATCTCCTGCTTGCAAGGCTGCTGTTACAAACTTTATGATTCCACCTGGAGGAACCCTAATCTTTGGTGCTGTGGCAATCTGGTCATAGTGATCAGTAGCCGTATCTGCTGGAATAGTACCAAATTGTGCCAAGTGGTAATTTACAACTTTGTCAGCAATTATTGCTGTCCCATCAATTGGACCTCTTGAGATTTCTACACCTGAAGAATCAGTAATAATAACTTGAATGAGTCTGTTTGCAGCATTTGCATCTGTGTCAAGTTCAGCTTCTAAACTTTCCAAGTCCCATGCTTCTAATGCTGGGACTGTGATAGTTGGGTCAACTGCTACAACAGGAACTACACCTGTAGCGAGTTCTGGCCAGACATTTATAGAGCCTTTAGGACTTGCTGCCATATCTAAGCGGTAGCGTTCTTCTCTACGAGGTCGGTAGGTGGCTTGAGCAGGTCATAGACCTGTTTGTTGGTGGTAATCTCGGTTCCTGGAGTTCCGCCAGCAATGAGAAGTTTCTCACCAAATCTCTTTGGGTTCATGATTAGATAGCCAATGAAGTCGTGAATAATGTTATAGTCTGCAAATTTCTTAGCATCATATTCTGAATCCACTACATAAGGTCCGTCTAGTTCATAGGCTCCTTCGTTAGTGAGAGCGTAGACAAACTTGCGTGGTACATAAGGACTGATAATTGCAACACCGCCATATTCTTCCATTCCTTTGAATGGTACTACTCCAAATCCTTTTGGTGCATTCTGTTGTGCATATGCGAATGAGAACCAGTTGGATAGATAATCTCTGTAATCTAATGGGTTGAAAATCCAATATTTAATATAGTTAAAGAATTTGTTAAAGTGACCAAGATAGACGTTTACAAACTCTTTTGGTGCATCGTTGGTTGCATGTGGTACTCCTTCAGTACCAGTTGCAGTAAAGTCTGGCAAGTCACCAAATACTGCATCTTTAATGAGATTTGAAGATTCCTTGAGTGCCAAGAGTTCTCTTGCTCTTTGCATCTGGATTTGACCTTGAGCAATTGAGGTAGTGAAAGGATCAATGGTTGCTTCTAGTCGGTCTTCTCGGCTAGAATAGGTGTGTACATCATTTCTGAAGATTCTAAATTCATTCTGACCATATTCTGTGTAGTTAATCTCTGGTTCAGATAGTCTCTGAACTTGGATGTTAACTGCTGGCCATCCCATTTCTGGAATCTTTCCTCGTAATTTATCTAAACCAATGTGTCTGAATGCTGTAGTAATGAAAGATGGTTGTTCTAGTTTGCCAACAATTTCATTTACAAATTGAACGATAGTTAATTGATTGGTGTTATCACCATTGACAACTGCTTGATACTCTTGGTAGAGTTGGGACATTTCTCTATTAAGAGAACCGTCATATCTGCATCTATTTTTTCTCTTGAGGTTCTTTACTTTAAGTTCAATTTTTCTTTGTGCACTTAGTTCTGGTTTAATGTCAGTTAATTTGTAATATGTTTTGTTAACTCCATCCAATGCTGCTTGTAGATACTCAGCATCAATTTTGTTTCCTGCTTTGAATTCTACTTGTTTTTCAACTGGGTCAAAGGATGCAAGATATTCATTTTGGAATCCAATCTCTTCATCTTCGATGTTACCAGTATAGACTGCACCTATTTTTGGCAAGAAGGTATAAGTTTGGCCAGACATTTTAGATTACTCCTGTTAATAATATCCCGATGTCATTTGCAACAGTAACTCGTAGTGTTTCATGATCTTCATGATGATTACGTAGTCTACCAAACACTCTTCCTAGTGGAATGTCAGCAGCTAATGCAGCAACAAAAGATTGTACAGTTGCTGCAAAAGCGAATTTAACTAATTGAGTAGGTCTAACACTTGCACCAATAATAATTGGTACGGCACTTCCAGGGACAGCAACTTGAACTGTAAGATCTCCAGTTGTAAATTTCTCTAAAGCAAAAACATAACCAGTGTCAACTACTGCATCATTAGTTTCTAGTCTGTCAAAGTTTCCTGCTGCATCTGGAAATAATACATCCAAAAATTGGTATGCAGTTGGTGCTGCAACCAAAGTTGCTTGGTAGACATACCATGGTTCGTAGGATGTTGGGAACCTAACTGCTCCTTCGAGAAGTACAGGCATTATCTAGCGAACAACTCCTCTGGTGTCATTTTATCGACTTTAGCAGAATATTCTCCATTACCTGATTTAGCAGAACCTGTAAATTCTGAGAGTCCCTGACTTAGACCCAATGGTGTTGGTGTGGTTTCAATTGTTCTTCCAGATAATTCTATAATTGGTTTTGCTTTTTCAATAGCACCATCTAATTGTTCAGGAGTCATTTTATTCCAATCTGCTGTATATTCCGCAAGTGTTTTTTTATCAACATGAGATTCATAAGCTGCTTCCAAAATTTGTAATTTAGGTTTCTTGATAATAGTATTTTGATAATCTAATTGTGCTTTCATTGATTTGTTTTCTTCTTTCATTTCTTTCATTTCATGATCTCCATTCTTTGCAGTTTGAGTGTGTTCATCATCTTTGTGTGGAATCTCCATTGCTGCTTTGAGTAATGTTGCTCTCTTCTCTTCATCTGGTTCTTCCATAGCTTTCAAAACTGCTTTTAGAACTGCGTCATGATGCTCTTTGTCATCTTCCATGGCTTTATTAGCATCTTCAGTTTTTTTGTGCTCGTCTTCCATAGCATCATGATTTTTCTTTTCCATGTCATCCATGGCTTCTTTATGATCTTTGTCTTTTTTCTCCATAGCATCTTTGTACTTTTGGTCGTTCTCATCTGCCTTTGCATTCATTTCGTCTAATTTAGCAGATAACTCTAGCAGTGATGAAGGCATATTCTTACTTTGACTAAACCTGTGTATCTATTTAACCAAAATGTTTTATTACTTTTAGAAACTGAGAGTAATGGGGAGTTATTGATAGTGGCCAAAAGAGCTAAAAAAGAAAAAATGCTTCATGTAGCCGTGTATTTTACAAAGTCCGAGTTCAAAGAGATCAGAAAGAAGGCTGGAAAAGATGTTCTGAAGATTAGTCCCTACCTGAGACAGCACTGTGTCCAATCTCTAAATCTTAACGGAAAAGCCTAGTTATTTATAATAAATGTACCCATTGGGCACAATATTAATATAGTGCATGTGCCCCTACTTAGAGTATGAATACATCACAAAAAACAATAGTAATTGGTGACCAATTCGTTGCGAAATACACTCCAAATTTTATTTGTCCTTCATGTGACAACAAAGTGTATTATCACTATGTACACCAAAAAGATAACCATCTAGCTCAATGTGAGGTTGAGATTTGATGGAAATTACAGTTTTCAGAGATGCTGACAAAATCAAAGAAGGACAATTCTTTGTTGCATCAAAAGACTCAGTTGAAGGAAGAGGCAGAGCTACTTTGAAAAGAGCCTATGAGATTCCATCTGGAGCATCAATGGAGTTCTCTAATTTTATGGGAGAGAGATTGATTGCTGAAGGATATGTAGAACATACAATAGACTCCAAAACGAAACAGCAGAAATTAAGACTTAGTGAATCTGGAAGAATTGCACTAGACAAGCTCTTCCAGCTCTATGACACCGAAGTAACAATCAAGGGGATGACTCACTGATGGCTATCTGCCCACGCTGTAATGACGATGTTCAAGATGCAGCATATGCAATTCATGTCAACCAGACATGTTGTGCAATTGGATTATCAGAACAAGATGCCAAGATGTTGAGAGAAGCAAATGAGGAAGAGTTTAGTGTTGTTGCAACATTGGCAGAAAGACAAGCTGACCTTGCACCTGAAGAGGAGGGTTGCTAATGTCCAATACTAACAACTCTATTTTAGTAACTAGAGAAGTTGAGAATGAAGAAGAATTGATGGCAAACTTAGATAATTTTATTCTTGCTTGTTTAAAAGAATATTCTAAGAATGGTTCATTAACAAAAACCGAAATGAAAAAATGGTTTAATGATACAATAGATCGTGTAGTAAATGATGCACAGCAAAGTTTGAAGGCTCAGGACTTATGAATTACAGTAAGCGTGTTATGTGCTTGCCCAAGGAGGGAGAGAGTTTGGTGATGTATTCACTTTCTCTTCTTGGTTATGTGGAGGAAAAATTAGAATGCCTTTAGATGACAACAAACCTCCACTTCGTGTAGAGTTTACAAAAACAGAGCAGACAGAGATGCAGAGAACATGTATTATGATTCAGCAGACTTTTTTGAGAGCACATCAAGAAATTATAGCACCGTCTAATAGCGATCTCACTACTATGATCAGACAAGAGAAGCAGATGTATGCAAACTTGGGAATTGCGTTTGCAGTTGATACTCTAGCAGCAATAGAAAAGGCGAAGAAAAAATGACGGTAGTTAGAACCAGAAGTACCAGCTTCCTAGACCTCAGCCCTGCATTAGATGGAATCACTGAGGTTCTCACTATTTTATTAAAAAAACCCATGTACTTCAACCAAATGTTTAGAGAGAGTAAAGTACAACTCAAAAATGCATCTCTCAGATATTTCAACATATGTAAGGATAAAGGATTCATTATCGGTAAAGAAGAATCTTTGTTAATAAATAATGGAAGAGGTATCAACAAGAGACCTGTTCTCTTAATGGTGTATCATGTAACTGCAAAGGGAGCACTGTTCTTGGAGTTGGTAAAGTAATGCCCAAAGCTGGATTCAAGTCTATCACAGTAACAGAAAATGTGTACAATAGACTCTTTGCAGTTTACGAAGCAAACCAAAAAGAGTTACAGACAATTGGAGTCAATAGTTTCTCAGGATATGTAACTCATTGCTTGGAATTACAATTAAAGAATCAGAATATTGCAATAAAATACCGCCCTTGGTTACAAAAATTAACTGTCAATTATGATAGAGTCCTTCTCAAAGACAATATCAAAAACCGAGTTGCAGAGATTATAATAAAACCAAAGTTGAAATGTATGTTGTGTGATTCAAACAGTTGTATGCACATAGGATTTTGCTATTCAATTCCAGAAGTTTATGAGATTATGGGGAAGAATTTTGGGTAGAGGTTGTTTAGGAATCTGTGAGACTGTTGAAACCACTCACAATAGAAATGCCTATGCAGATGGATACAAGTATTGCTCTGTATGTTGTCTATTTTTATTTACTACTCTGAGTATCTGTTCATGTTGTACCACTCCTCTTAGATCAAAATCTCATCAAGGAAAGATGGAATGACTCCTAATCTAAAGAGTAACTTAACTGAAAGTCAAGCATTACTTTTAACTAATCGAACTGAATTAACTAAAAGACAATATTCCTATTTTGTTAAAGGAAAAAGAACTGCTTGTGATTGTTCTAAACTTGAAGGCTTTATGATTAAATTTGATTGTGGGAGCCCATTCGTCTAATGATCGAATCCACAAAGTGTTATCATCAAAGTACAACAATGTATGATGAATTTGAAGATGAGAAAGGCGAAATTATCTATGCCGATTTTGAAGTTTGTAGAGAATGTAACATGGTTATCTTTAACGGTGAAGAGATGGGGTTGATTAATTGACAAAAACAACAGAATGTAATCTAAGAATGATAAAAGCGGAATGTGATTTTTGTGGTAGTTTTACTTTATGTGCAACATTCAAAGGAACTCAATCTACGATTTGTGGTAATTGTGCCAATCCTAAGAGAAAATTTCAGGAGATAATAGAAAATTGAGTAACGAACATTCTATTCAATTAATTTTTTAGCTTGTTGGATAGATTCTCCAAGTTTAGCTTGAACTCGTTTTCCTTGTTGGTTAAGTTGTCAAGGTCAGTTGTACAGAACTCAGCTTCCATTGCTGACTCCCTACAGTAAGAGAATGCAACTGCAACAATTTGGTCATTATCCCAGTCAGGATGCTCATCATGTAAGATCTTGATTTTTCTTTCCACACAGGAATCCAAGTCTGCTTCAGGGGCGTTGTGTATCTTTCCAACAATGATTGCCAAGTCTTGAGAGGAGTATCTGCTGTTTACTGTCTTCTTTACAAATGGAACTATGGTGAGTTGGTTGGTATTGTCATCGTTGATTGCTGCACTAACTGAAAGTAGTTTCATTGCACATCCAGGACCATCTCCAGTACATACTGCTGGAATGTTATCGGTTTCCTTACCATATGCAGGATTTCCAACCAGTGCATCTTGTGCTGCAATGAATCTGTGTAGAGTTGTTTCTATCCTACCGTCTCCCAGTTCTACTTCATCTCTTGTCTCTTCATTGTATATCACAACTGTTGGACTTCCAAACTCTATTTCTTCATCAAGTATCATTTGTTGTGCAACAGGATCAGTGATTTCGGAGTACTGGTACACCTTATGGAACATCTCATCAATCTCAACTTTTAGAATCTCTCCCACCTTGTAGTCGTTCTGTATTGCAACTGGTGGATGGTCTTTGTCAGGAGTCAGTACAATTGGCTGGCCTTCAAATCCCTTGACATCCTGCAGGATTGCATCCCAAGTTACTCTCCAACGATTTGCATTGAACTTGTCACTGATTAGGAATTTTTTGATGAAGAATCCTTCTTTTCCTTGGAACTTTTTTAGGATTTCAAGATCTGCTTTGGAGTCTATTTCTACTACTCCATGGTAGTGTTGAATCTTGTTCTTAATTACATAGGAAGCCATTAACTGACAGGATGATAGTGTTTTCATTTCTTCTCCAACCTTCTATCCACTTCATCTATTATCTCATTTGTAATATGACATTCTTTTGGGATGCCTACACTATATTCTAATAATACCAAATTTCTTCTAGATATGTGTGTTAGTTTGGTCATTAATCCATAATATACTGTGAACCATTTATCAGTGAATGTTTTCATTTCTGTCTCCTAGAGGGATTTGTAATCTTTAAGGTTTGCCAGAATGCTTTTGCTACCAAGTACGCATTGTAGGCTTGTGCTGCCTGCCTCTCAAAATTTCCTTGTAGTCGTTTTTGCTCTTGCTGTTGTGTAATGTAATCGTAATGACATCTGCATCTGTAGTGTGTATCTCCTCCAAGTTCTGGTGGACCAATACGAATCAGTTTAGGGTCATCGGGTCGGAACAACTTTCCTTCATGTGGTCTGCAGATAGGACAAACTCTGGAATCTTTTTCAGTTCTGTAGATTAACCAAGTAATTTTAGGTGTAGGTGGTGGTTCTACAACCTCTTTTTCAACTTTTTCTCGTGAAGTTGATGAAGGAATGGCCAATAAAGCTAGGGGTATTAGTGGGATCAAGGTCATGTCAGTGTCTTCAATCTCAAATTCTGTAGCACCAATTGGTCTTCTGTACACAGATGGAGTAATTCTAACAGTGTACTTTCCTTTCTTCATCTCTGCTGTTGAGATTAGTTTTGATATTGTAGCAGAATCCTTTTCGATTACTGAGAGAGGCCATACAGGAACTCCTTTGGAATCCAGTATCTCCATGTAGAGCTTGTCAAATGGCATCGGTACCAGTGTGGTTCGTTCCACAACATTCACAGAGATGCTAATCATCTGTCCCCTAGAGACTTTGGTGGGAGATGCTATTACATTAATCAGGGGTAGGAACTCTTGAGCCATCAGTTACGCTGTGTTACTTTGGCGGTTTCTCCTCCAGGACCTTTGACAGTAAAGACTCCTTTAGCTGATGGTTTAGATTGACCAAATGGACCTTTGTCTTGTGGACCTTGTTCTTGCATTTCCTTCTTTTGTTTGATTGCATCTTCATCAATGTTAGCCATGTAGTCCTTATCGCCAAGTTCTTCTCCAATGTGCTCTGGTTTGTATGGGAATAGTTCTATTTCTGCTAATAGTCTCTCAACTTTCTCTGCTCTAGTTTCTAATTCTGCTTCCTCAAACTCTACATCTATGTAGAACATCTCTAATTCTTGCTTGTCTTTGTAGAGAATTCTAAAGTTTGGCATGTAATGTTGGGATGCAATTTGTTGACCAATGGATGTCCGAAGTCCTGCAACCTGATTATTGATGAATGAAACAATTCTTCCGACCATTGTACTTCTATTTGCATCTCCTTCTCCATAGATGAGGCTCTGTGGCATTCCAGTAATACCAATCATTATTTTCACCATTGCTTCCTGTACTTTTACTAAACCTTCTATGTTTGCATTAATCTTCATCTCCTTAAAGTCAAAGTCCTTGATGTTTGCATAATCAATTACTGCAACTTCACCTGCCTTGTAGGAATTGATAATTGTGGTTCTGATTTTCTTTCTTACTTCCTCATTATATCCTGTGGAATCAAAGATGAATGCTCCCATACCACTATGAGAACTTCTAATGAACTGTTGATAGTTTTGTGCAAGTATTCTTCTATACACTCTGACAGGATCTATAGAGCGCTGTCCTACTGCAAATCCATAGTAGAATGAACCAATCAATGGAGAAGCATAACGGTTAACAAGATACAACATGTCCTGAGATGGAATGAATGCAGGTTGGTTGTAGATGTACATGCCACCAAGTTTCCAAGTGTACTCGTCTAGCTCTATCATTCCCATGTCGATTGGATGAACCAATTTCAGTGCATTTGGAATGTCTTTGTACTCTTTGCCATTAACTGTAACATGTGGGAGATGATCCCAGTGCTCATACACAATTGCATCTCTACCAAATGTAAGATGCTGAATGATTAGTGCTTTGAATTTAAGTTGTAGTGGCATGTCCATGTATGGGTCAATTTCCTTTGGTCCCATGTCAGAGTACCAGTCATCAACTTGGATTAAATCATCAATAATGTTTTGATTATCCTCAATTAGTTTTTGTTGTGCTTGAGAGTCTCCATGCTTCTTTGGATTACGTAATCGGAGTACAGGTTTGAGAGTCTTTGGCATAATAAAATCACCATAAGCATCAATTACTGTTCCCTGGAATGAGTTGACATATCCATCTGCAAGTAAAATGTGGTCATAGTATTGAAGTGGGTTGTGATAATATCTGGGGAGTAGTGGAATGTTAGAACGTCTGTATTGTTTCAGTAAAGTCTCAAGTCTAGTGTAAGTTTGCTCTCTCTGTTTTTGATACACTTCACCAGAGAATTCAAATCTGTCTTTGTCAGTTGTAAGAAAATCATCATTGGAAGGTTCTGCTTTGATGAGATAATTGTTTTTCTTTTCTACTTCAGCAGTGTAGGGAACTGTTGCCATGTTTGGCTGATAGGTTCCATCCTTCAGACTGTTTATCATAGTTTTTCTAGTTCCTGAAAGGTTGGCGGAATTCAGATTTGGGAAATAATCAAACTCTAGTTCTTTGGCCTCTCCCAGAGACATGATGTTAATGTGAGGTCCTTTGGGATCTATCTCCTCAATGGTAGACTTGCGTTTCTGAGTCTTAATCCATGGTTTGGTAGTTGATTTTTTAGCAACTGACTTTTTTTTAGATACAGTCTTTTTCTTGGCAGCCAAGCAAATTGTCTACTCTAGTCTACATTTAAAGAGTTACGGTGATGCCCATTTTACGTGCCCGTTGATATAATTTGCCACATCTCCAAGAGCACGTATCTTGATCTTTATGGATGCACTCAAATGAATCTCCACATTGCTTGCAGATCAGTAGATGTATTGAACTCATGTTTGGTCCATCAATTTGTACTGATAGTCATGGATACAAGTCATCTTGGCTTTGTTGTTATCGTTCCAGTCTTCATGGATTTGCTTAATTTTTTCTAATGATACTTCCTCGTGACTTATCTCCCATGGACATTTGGAACAAGTAACTAGATAGGTTAGAATCTTTGGTGGTGTATCTAGTAGGAGTTGCTTGAGTTGCCATGATACATGTGGATTTGAGTAGACTAGGTTCTTTGCAAATGCAGTAATTTTATCAAGTTTTTCTTTGTTATCTAGAATGACTTTCATTGTTGGATCGTGGACTCCATCCCAGTCTGTGCCATCATCAGGCCAGTCTTTTAGATTAAATTCAGGCATTATTCATCCTCCTTTTTATCATCTTGATGAATCATAAAGCAATAATTACAAACCTCATCTGCTGCACCATCTGTACTTCCACAATATTTACATTTGACAAGCCCAAATTCATCTCGTTCCATTATTCCTTCTCCTGTGAGTCTAGTATTTCTTTGAGTTTGTCTAGATAATAAATTCCAAAATGTCTAGGTTCTTCATCTCTTAATTCTTTAATATTTACATAAACTTCTCTAAATCGTTTTGATTCACTATTACAATTTTTAATGTCTTCTTTTAAAGATTCAATGTATAATTTATCAAGATGTTTATTATCCTTTATCTTCTCTAGTATCTGTTTGAGATTATCACGCTCTGTTAATGGGTTGACACATTTACACTGATTATATCTTTCATCACTATTATGACATTGTTGAATTTTGGCAGACTCATTTTTTCCATAATGTGAATTTATATCATGATTGCAATTAATACACTCTTTATAAAGTGCTTGAGCAAGTATGTGATTATATTTGCTGTTATCCTCTTTGAGTTGTTTGTTTTCTTGTTCTAAATCTATAATTTTGAAAGATTGTTCCATTTTCTCTTTCTCCAATCTAGTAGCATATTCAGCAGATGTTCCATTAGAACAGGATAAATTGCATTCTAAATTCCATAATTCTGCTTTCTCTAATTCTCCCTCTATTTTGTTTCTTAATTCAAAGTGTTCAATGCCTTCTTCATCAGTAATCTCTCTACTAGATAATTCATCTAATCTGTCTAGGTCTTTGTTAGTCATTTCCTAACACCTCTTTTTTTATATCTTTTAGAAACCTACATTCAGCACAAACTTCATCAAGACCATCAGCACAACCAATACAAGGACAAGTCATTTCTGCTCTCCTAGTATTGATTGAAGAATGGTTTTCACTTCAAATC